TGAAACTTGCCGTAGGCTCTTGCTGTATTTCAATGCTATAGCTTTGTATGAGAATGAGAAGAAAGGTGTGTTTACCTACTTTGAATCTTGCGGAGCATTGTATTTGTTAGCCAAGCAGCCTAAACTTGTAAAGGATGTAGTAGCTAATTCTACTGTTGATAGGGGCTATGGTATGCACATGCCACAGGAGATTAAAAGGTATGGAGAGGGATTGATAAATACCTGGTTGAGAAGAACTTATGAGGGTGATGTTAAAGTTGCACATAAGATAAGGTGTATACCTTTGCTTAAAGAGCTGATACTTTACAACCCAGATGGTAACTTTGATAGGGTAATGGCACTCATGTTAGCATTGTACCAAAAGGAAGAAATGCGTAAGTATGAGGTGCAGGTAGAGGAGAAGGTAAAGACTTTCTTGGACCATGAGTTTTTCCAAAATGGCTTTACCAAAAAAGGACAATTTGCTATAGGCAAAGCACAATATTTACCCTGAACTATTGTTCAAGGAAAATCTAAAAAATAATTTTGTAAATTGGGTTAACTAGATTCATGGAAGTAGTATATCAAGATAGGGTCATTTTACCAAGACAAAAGGTACTCCGCTCAGTAAAGGAAACTTTAGAGTGGAAACACAAGTGTGTTGATGCTATTATTGCATCTACCAAGGGTAAAGATTCACAAAGACGTAGGTCTGTTACAGAAAGAAAAAGGAATTATGACCTGCTGAATAATAAGATTGATATTACTCACTTTGAGCACGTTACAAACCCTTTTAATCTGGGTAAAAACCAGCCTAATAAGTTCCAATTACCTGCTACCTTACAGCCTTACGACGTACTTTTTCCTATTTTCAATGTACTTTTTGGAGAAGAGCACAAGAGATTCTTTAATCCTATTGTAAGAGTAGTCAATGAGACGGCTATTACAGAGAAGGAAGAGCAGGTAAAGCAGACTATAGTACAGGCTTTGATGCAATACCTTATGCAAGGGGTAGAGCAGGACCCAAATAACCCACAACCTCCACCTGAAGAGGTGATTAAAGCTGCACAAATGTCTGCAAAAGACATGCGTGAGATTACAGCTGAGAAATTTCTTACTTATTACAAGAAAAAATTCAGGTTAAAAGACAAGTTTGCTACAGGATGGAAGGACTGGCTGATAGCTGGGGAAGAATTCTATTCTGTAGAAGAGATTGCAGGAGAAGTGTCTGTAAGAAGGGTTAATCCTTTGCAGATTTTCTTCAAGATTGGTGAGAATAATGACTCTATTGAAGAAGCAGACCAGATTCTTGAAGAAAATTTCATGACAGTCAATCAAATCATAGATGAATTCTATGAATATTTGACTCCTGAGCAAGTAGATGAACTAGAGAACTACTATCCTAGTGGAATTCCAGGTAACCAAGTCATAAATCCTTTGACAATTAAGGAAGTTGAGACTATATATCACTTCCAGAATCAAGAAAGTTTTATTGATAGGATACCTGTCTACAGGGTACGTTGGAAATCTTTCAGAAAGATTGGTACTTTCTATTATATAGACCCACAAACTGGAGAAGAACAAAGCTTTACAGTGGATGAGTCTTGGAAATGGGATAGGAAAGACCCTCAACAGAGGGTTGAATGGTACTGGGTTTCTGAATATTGGGAAGGTATACGTATTGGAGCTGATATGTATATTGAGCCTATGATTAGGAGGCGTCCTCAACAGTTTAGAACCATGGATAACCTGTCTAAGTGCAAGTCAGGTTACTTTGGTAGGATGTGTTCTGCTACAAATACTCAGAGCACTAGTCTAATGGACCGTCTTGTCCCTTGGGTTTACTTGTATTTCATCATTTGGTATGATACAGAGTTGGCACTTGCTACTAACGTAGGTAAGATTGCCTTGCTTGATGTATCCATGATACCAGATGGATGGGAGATAGACAAGTGGATGTACTATGCCCGTGCTATGCGTGTAGGTTTTGTTAACTCTATGAATGAGGGTAACAAGCGCATGGGTATTAATCAGAACATGTCTACTCAGAACAAGGAGCTGAATCTTGAGATGGGTAACTACATTCAGTTTAACATTCAACTCCTTCAGGAAATTGAGCGAAAAATTCAAAATACAGCGGGTGTACCTCCACAGCGTCTTGGAGCTATCTCTAATCAAGAATTGGTGGGCAATGTTGAGAGAAGCATTGTCCAATCAAGTCTGGTAACAGAAGACTTGTTTAGAATGCATAACCTTACAAAGCTTGATGTATGTGAAGCTATTCTTGAAGTGGCTAAGGATGCATACAAGGATGATAACAAAGCTTTGCAGTTTGTGACAGATGATTTGCAGACCGTATTATTCCAGCTTGATGGCGTGGAGTTTAATAATGCAGACTATGGAGTGTTTGTTACAGATGATAATAAGGACATGGAAGTATTTGAAGCTATGAAGGCTCATATGAAGTTTGCTCTTCAGAATGACCAAATGGCTTTCCATCAGATTGCTGATATTTATACTACAGAGTCTGTATCTGAGATTCGTGCTACACTTAAGCAGTACTATGATGCTAAGCAGCAGCAGGCACAACAGGCACAACAGCAGCAGGTTCAGGTTCAGCAGGAGCAGATTGCTGCACAACAGCAGATGCACCAAGAAGATATGCAGCTTAAGCAATATATTGCTGATACTACGAATGCTACTAAGATTCAAGTTGCCCAGATTGCTACATACAATAGACAGATGGACCTTGATGTAGATGAGGATCTTATTCCTGACCCTGTAGAACTTGCAGACCAGGCATTAAGACAAAGAGAGGCAAGCTCTAAGGAGTTCATTGAGAAGATGAAACTCCAGGCTGAGAAGGTGACTAAGGCTAGAGAACTGTCACTTAAGGAAAAAGAAATAGCTTCTAAAGAAAAGATAGAAAAGCTTAAGTCTGAAACTGCACTTAAAGTTGCTAAGGAGAATAAGAATAAGTACGATAAGTAATGTTCAAGGCAGGTGTAGTTTCTAAAAGTACAGGAGGAGGTGGACCAGACGTCACACCTAACCCTACACCAACCTGGGCTAATACAGCTTACAATGGGATTATTGGAGTTTATACAACTGCGGTTCAGCAGGTGCAAGGAATTGCAAGTCCAATAACACTTGAGCTTTCTATAAACGATGCGACTGATATTATTATATACTATAGAGTAGATGGTTCTGCCCCATCATGGACTAATGGTGGTACAGAATGGGACGGTGATTCGACTGGATGGACGCAGGTTCTTTCCTTCCCTGTTACATTTTCTGTAAGTAATAACCAATACGTTTCATTTGGATGTGCGCCTCAAACTGGTAACGTTGTTAAAACATTAACAGTGAAGAACAACTCTGATGGGGCTGTAACTCTTGATACATTTACAGCTACTATATCAGGTATATAATAACCATGCCATACGTTAACAAGAAGCTATAATAAATTTTAAATAATTAAAATATAAACTAATGAGTTTATCTAGCGTAAAAACCAGAGATTATCCCAAACCTATATCTAAGTTTGGGGTAAACTACATGAAGACTATAGCTACTGTACCTTACACTTTGGCTAATGAAGATAAAGGTAAAGTGCTAAATGTTACAGCACCTGGTAATATTACTGTACTTCCTCTTAGTGTACCTATTGGGTCACAGATTGATGTGATTAACAGTAGTGGGGGCACTGTAGAGTTTGTACAAGGTACAGGTACTACTCTTCAAAGTAAGACAAACTTTAGAAAATTAGCTACTACTTACACAGCAGCTACTCTTATTAAGACAGGTGATTCTACCTGGGTGCTGGTAGGTGAACTTACAGCATAAATAAATTTTTAATGTATAAAATAGGATTTTTATACAGTAATGCTGCGCCAGGAAATGTAGTTCCTACACCACCTCCTGACTGGAAAACTATTTCTTATGATGATACTCTAACAGAGTGGAGTTATACAGATGCTAAAATAAGTGGTACTACAGGTCCTATAAATATTCAAATAACATATCCTGTAACTGCTGCTGCACAATTATATTATTTTTTAGGAGCTACTCCTCCCTTAGGACCAGATAATACGCTTAGTCCTGCAGATAATGATTTTGTTCCAATAAATTCAGGGGATATAATATATGATGTACCACCAGATGAAACCATATGGTTTGGAGTAGACGCAGATCCTAGCTTAGTATCAGAAGAAAATGTTATAGTTACTGTAACAAATGTATCTCTTGCTAATACAGTAATAGATACTTTTTTAATAAAAACTATTGTAGAGCTTTATAATGTAAATTTAACTGTAAATAATTCTATAATTAATCCTTTAAATGTAGTATATGCTATAGCCTCACCTCCAAGTATAGCAACTGTAGATCAATTGTTTTATAGTATATTAGTACCTGTAGGAGTTGGTGGATGTCAAGTAAATGTATCTAGTGTAAGTATTCCAAAAAATGCTTTGTTGTACGTAGGATTATTAACTGCTTCTGGTAAAAAAGTTCAATACGCTGCGTCACAAGGAACTATAGTATGTCCTGTAACTAAATTTGATTATTGTGGTAGTTATAGTACTAACCTTAATCCAGATGCTGTATTTTCATTTATAGTAAAAGGTGATGAAGATATAGCATTAACTCCATTAGTTGATATTTTATTTAAAGAACAACTTTGTTAAGTAATGGCTGATAATATAAGATTCATACACGCTAATAAACTTGCCAAGTATAATTATACATACATTGACAAGGATGGTACTGTCTATATAGGACAGAAAGATGGAAGACTTGCCAAGAAAAGACTTACTGCATCAGATGTAAATAGTTTGATTAGTGGGTCTCAAGCAGGGGTAGTAACTCCTGTAACTCCTTCTACTGGAACTCAAGATATGTTAAACCCCTTATTATTAATGGGAGGATAATATGCCTACTGCTTACGCAATATTAGGACAAGTTGCCCCTTTGGCTACTACAGAAACTCTTCTGTATTCTTCTTCTGTAACTTCTGCTGTGGCTAGCTCATTGATTGTATGTAATAGAGGTGGTACTCAAACTACTTTTAGAGTGTGTATTTCTGCAGGTGGAGCTACTACTACAAATAAAGACTACATATACTATGATTTGCTAATAGCAGGTAATGATACA